TACTAAAATCTCCACCCCATTTCATAATATAATATTTTCTATTGTTATTAAAGTACTTATCATTAGATACACTACTACCCTGGTGTAGAGTCCTGCTCCAAAAATGAAAATAAACAGAATTCCCTAATGCACAGGTTTTTAAATTTGCGTTTACCCCTCTCCTAGCGTAATCATTATCACTATAGTAAGCAGGGAAAAAAGCAGTATCAATATACCCAATAATATCCATTACAGATTTCTTGTATAAACAAAGATTATGGACATCTTTGATCACATTAGGTTCTATACTCTCAGGTCTATCCCAGTCTCTATGAGCCATCCACGGAGTAACTGTACCAAAATCATTAAAGGTTAAGTTAGCACCGTGAAAGAATTCTTTAGTCTCTGGGTACATGCTCACCAAAGATTTTACATCAAATTGAGAAGAACTTATCCATTCCCAGTCCGAATTATCCGCTTTATCTATAAGCAAATCAATAGTATTAGGATAAGCAATGATATCCGGCCCGCTAATGATAAGATAATCGTAATTATTTTCCTTCCAGGCATAATCATATAGATCATTAATCCCTTTAGGAAACCCATAATTCTGGTCATGAATGATCATATGAATATTATTTTCTAACGCCCATTTAATTGTTTCAAAGTCCCCAGGTTTACCTACTACTATACAATAATCTACAGGAGATTTAATTGTCTCCTTCATACTCTCTACTGTAAGCTTAGTAAATTCTAGTAAACCAAACGTACAAATCCCTATTAAAGTTTTACCCATTCCTATCTCCTTCCTCACTAACCTCTATACTAAAATGATAGAGTCCCTCATTATCATCCTCATAAAGTAACATACCTCTTTGCTCACAATTAGCTAACAAAGAGTCTACTCCACTTTTCTTTTTATATCCTAACCTGTACATAAGCATTGATGGGCTTATTCCAGGATGCTCTTTAACTATATCAGTAACTTTATAAACTTTCGTTCCATATGGCTTTCTTCCCATCTATTACCTCGCATATCTTTTCAAATACATCCTTAGTTTCAGTTGCCGGAGACCATTCCTTTTTCATAGGTAAATGATCTGATAATACAAAATGTGAACCACTTTTCATATAAGTAAATGCTAAGTTAACTTTTTTATGATCTAACCAGTTATCTATATGTTGAGAGAAAGTATGAGGTCCAGAACTCCTACCAATAATTATATCCGTAAACACACTTAGATAAGCTATATTGTTTAAATCAAAACCATCTACTTTTATAGTACCTTCAGTATAGTATAAATTATCAAACGCAAGGTTTGTAGGTGACGTAGCTATAAAGATAATATCAGGATAAGACCTGCATAGTAAATCTATAACTGGAGTAAAGTCAAAGTTGAATGCTTGGTTTGATTGGACTGGGCCGTTAGAAATCAATACTTTATTAGTATCTTTTGTTGCTACTAAAAAGTCATGAATATTATTTGTAGCGTAATAACTAAAATCTAATTTAGGGATATAAGAATAGATGTCATCCCTGGTAAGTTTAAACATTCCTACATCATGCAAGATATTATTATGCATCTCATAGAGTTTTTCTACCGTACACCCTATTCCCGGGAGTACATACCTACCATCTCTACCTATCCATGTATTGATATAAATTGTATCAGCAGTTACTGTGATCTTATTCATAGGATGCATAGCATCAGTAACTTCACAAAAATTCAAATTGGGGATATCTTGTAGAATCCTAGGGTGCTTACCATGTGCATAAAAGAAATTTAGATTAGGCATGATAGTCATGTAGTCCTTTACAAATTCCCTACTCTCAAAAATATCCCCCGCTCCAAAATGATTATAGAAAATCATATTTCTTATTTCATCCATTTATCTTACCTTCCAAAAAGTTAATGTTGCAAAACTATAATTATGTCCCTGATACCAAAAATCAGGCTCACCTTTCCAGTTAGGTTTTCCCATAAGTATACAATAATTATTTTCAATTATTTTTCTAAGCCTAGAGTTTAAATCATGTTCTGTATATATCCTATAATTAGAGTAAGGTAGGGGGTCTCCAGGTTTATAGTTATTATTAAAATCACAAGTTAGGATGGCTCTACCCCCTACCTCAAGCAGATCACAAATGTCTTGGATAAACTGCTCATCATCTTTCACATGCTCTATTACAGATGTGGCAAAAATTACTCCAAATTTATAATGAGTCTTTTCTTTATAGGTATGTAGATCATAGTTTATAACAGGGTCTATACCAGCTATATTAAATTCTAGAAGTTTTAATAGCTCGAACGCAGTATCTTCATAACAACCAACAGATAAGATTCTGGAACCTACAACCTCTAAATCTAGTACAGTTTCATAAACAAAAGCTTGTTGTACATTTGCCTCTGGAACTTTTCTGCTCATCATATCAGGTAATTCCAGATGCATATACTCTATAGTAGGTTTTAGATTTTCCCTATCAGTAGATGTTAAAAGTCTATTGAGAGAGTACTCTGTCAAAGATTTCGTCATAGTGTTTTATATTAGCTTCTTCTGACCACATATTGTAGAATTTATGTAAAGGTTCGGTACCATTTGCTAAAATAGTTTTAAGGTTATTATCCTCTATAAAAACAGATGGTTCTGTTACTAAGTGTTTAAACATATAAGTCTTACTAACTGCTATAGGTCTCTTCACAGATAGTGCCCAATCTATTGTACTAGCTGAACCTCTACCCGGCATATCATCGTACAGGAAAACATTTATATCATTGGATGCTAAAAATTTTAGTAAGTCCTGTTCAGGTAAAAAGGCATGGGATACCCTTAGTTCTATTCCAGGTTTACTAATCTCTTTTCTGCACAGTTCTACAGACTGTCTAGCGGAAAACCCCTCGTTATCTCCATACTTAGCATAAGATATTTGTAGATTTATTATAGCATTATCAAATTCAGAGTTTACTGCTTTAGCAATTAATTCATATCTTTTATTTAGAAACCCAAAACCAAAACTTCCGATAGTAGGTATACTATTAGTAGGGTAATCTCCATCGTACTTCTTTAAAGGTCTACCAACTACAAAGACATTATTCCATTCTGGTAAGATTTCCATTGCCGCATTAGCAAATATATAATATTGAAAAGTAGTGTTATCAGGATTATGAAATCCCTCATGTTGAATAACCATGCTCTTTGCTAAACTCTCATACTGTTTAATAATGCTTAAATTTAGCCACGGCATAGGTGCTGGATGATAATTATATAATACAACATCTGGTTTTGAAAAATTAAAGTAATTCTCAAATTGAGTTAAATTTTCTACCTCAACATATTCTAATCTATACTTATTAGATTTTTTCAATATCTTTGAGATACCTAAACCAGCTTGATAAACTCCGCATCTAGGTTCTTTATGATTAACGAATAAGATAATTTTATCCATAAGTTTTAGTAGAAGTAAACCCCTGTTCTTTAAAGTATTCGTTAATCGCACCAATCAATTGACTTCGTTTAGCATTCTGTTCCTGTGCCATAATAGCAAATTTTAATCTTTGCTCATCAGTAAAAGATTCATTCAACAAGTTCTCTTGGTACGTCCAGCAACGTAAATTCGTGGTCACTAGGCCATCAATCAACTCACCTATTGTTTTCTTAGCTATATCCATTATTTACTTTCCTCTTTTGGTAGTGGTTTATACCAATCCTTACCTATCAGTGTAGGTTTAGGTAATGGTACTATAAAGATTCCACCACTATCTAAATACTCCAAATACTTTCCTATAAAGTTTCCTGTAAAAAACCACGGTAAAATTAACATATAATCTGGGCCTTTAGAGAATACAAAATTATCAGACTGGATTTCTATATTTGTACCGATAGTCTTTAATCCCCATTTAGCCTCGTTAGCATCTGCGGCATAGTCGATTAAAGTATTATCTAAACCAAACACTTGTAGTATGGTATTACCTTTAGTACTAGCCCCTAGAATACTGATACTTTTACCTTTTTGTTTCTCATTTGAAATAAAATCATATACAATTGTACCAATGTCATGAACTCTTTTGGAAAAATCACGCAACGAAAATGGGACATAAATTCCTCTCTCATACTCCAACTCATCTTTTACGGATTGGGTTACTTTTCTAATACCCCTATCTAAATATAATCTTAGACTTCCACCATTGACCTCATTCCTCTCAACCTTGAAGAGTCTTAGATGATGATTTTCTAGCATAGTTTTTATAACTTGTAAATCATAATACTCTATATGCTCATGGCAGATAGTAGGAAAATCATTTGTATTTAACATGGATACCAAGTCTGCAAACTGAATTATGAAAATACCATCATCATCCAATATGTCTAAAACATCCTCAATAAATTTATTTGGGTCTTCTAGATCATAGAACATGGCTATAGCAGTCACTACTTTTGCTTTATGAGGTATCGGATAAGTCTCTGAGCTAAAGTAATCATTGATAAAATAATCACACTTATCTATAGCCTCAAAAAGTAGATTATAAGCAGGGTCATACCCAATCTTTATTAAACCAGGAGCTTTATATAGATTTAACATTGTGCCGTCATTAGCCCCAATATCTACTACTGCATCTCCAAATTTAAAATCCATTATACATTCGATAGAGTCAACAACATCCTGTAAATGTTTTACCATCTCATTGTTGACTCCAGATTTATACCAGTATTTCCGATACATTAAGTCCAAATTTACTGTGTATCTTAATTGTACTAAATTACATTTATAACAAGTAGCTAATACTAGGGGTACTTTATCAATATCATCCCCATTAGATACAAAGTTTGACGGGTAGATTTCCCCTAGATTCATAAAATCTATCAGATCACTTTTACAATTTCTACAATGCTCAGCTCTTTTATAATTTGTCATAATAAACTCTCCGGCACAAGCTCAGGCCTATTAGTGCCTCTTTTCTCCATAAGCTCTCTGGTAGTTACTGTAAATACAGTATCACAATAAGTCTTATGTTTATCCTCTTTCTGTTCATCAGATAAGATAATCTCTCTCTTACAAGTAAAAGTTAGTTTGTTTTTTGAATCTGGATACAATACCCAAACCGTACCTAGTAACATACCACACTTAGGGCAAAAGACATATGACATCTTAGACTGGTAGAATCTTTTGGCTTTTTGCTTTAAATCTTCTATGTAATTGATTACAGATTCTTCTTTATCCCCCTTACGAATCCTCCTGGTAATCTTCAAATCATTCTGCATATTGGAAATATCACGCCTTAATCCAGACATGATATTTCCAATTTTTTCCATGTACAGAATCTTTTCCTCAGAAATACCATCTAATCTAGCCCTATAGGAATAGTTTTCCAAGTCCTCCAGAGTAATATAAGACTGTGCTAACGCCCTGAGAGTTAACTTATCATTAGCTTTTAGATCATCAAGATCGTAATCTTCAGCAAAGCTTTCAATCTTTCTCTCGATTCTCCTTTCAAATTCCATTACCCCCTCTACCCCAGTGAGTTTTTGTTCCCATAAAGCATCAAATTCTTCATCAGGCATGTTTTTATATTGCCTTAGATTTCTTATTCTATTTTTAGAATCAGCAGTTATCCTTCTAGGAGGCATACAATAAACTCCTTGATAAATTTAATATATTTATTTTCATACGGTACATACCCCTCGTCAAATAAAATCCTTATTAGTCTGGCTCTTACCAGACGTTTATGTAAATCTAAATCAACCATCTAATTATAGCCATAGCCAATAAAAACCCTAAAAATGCACCCATACCCAGTAGTACTAATCCTTGATAGACCGTGAAGATGACCATCGTATAAACCTCACTAGTACAATAAGTAAAAGAAAAATAGCACCCATAGCTAATATAAAGTTTAGATTACCTCCACCAGTATGAGGTAATTCCTCAGGAGTATTTCTATCCTTGGGAGGTTTATTAGGTACATCTGTAACTGTAATAGATGTTACAGTTACTGTTGGAGTATCAATAGTTACAGTAGGGTCGGGAGTAGGTGTGAGCCATATCCTAGGTTGCGGAGTATGCCCACTACCCTCTGGAGTAAGCGTATCTATAATAAATACGGATGTATCTATAGGTACTATTGGAGTACTTGTATCAGGTACTGGGGTATCTGGCACCGGTGGGTCTGGTATAGGTGTATCTGGTACACTAGTTGGAGGTACAGCAGTATCTGGTACTGGGGTGTCTGGTACTGGAGTATCCGGTACAGAAGTATTTGTCTTGTATACACATGTAGTTGTAGAACAAGCTACTTCTGCATACCCCACATTCCCCATACTTCCAACTAAACATAATGTTACAATAACTATTAAAGAAAAAAGTATTAAGATTATTCCCCTCTTCATAAGCTACATTTTGACCACCCACACTCATAGCAGGTGGTACACCTCCCTTCTTTTATAATATAATAACTACCACAAACTGGACACGGGTCTATATGATATATTTTAACCTCATCGCAAGGCATCCTTATCTCAATATCAATAGGACAATTTAAAGTTTCTAGAAACTTTCTACCTGCTTCTGATATAGGTTTAGCCTCTAAAATCAACTTTACAATATTATCTTCCATTATTCTTGTACCTTTTGTAAAAATTCAAATAAAGCACTGGCATCTATCTGTCCAGATACAGTAGCCATGTCATCCAACATACCATCATCGTCGTTTAGAATCAGAGTAATTGGCAGTGTCCAGTACCAGTTATAACGTGCTAAATAATCTTTGGATAATCCATCATAGTATTCCCGTTCTTTTTCAGTAAGGTGTAATTTATCTAAAAATTCCCTGTCCTCTCCCAAATCAAGTGCCGCCTGAATAAGTCTATGACGCAAAATGTACACTAAAGCACGTTCCGCATCCTCATCGTCTTCTGCCAATTCTCCCAGCATGGCAAGAGCACCTATCTCGGCAGTGGACTCTACCCATTCATCATTCGCTGTGCATATCATCCCTTGATAGGTATGGGTTATCTCATGTGCCAGCGTGGAGATATACATGGTCGTACCGTACCATGTGTTGTTCGGGTAGCGCAGGGTGGCATTGATGGCAACTGCCTGAGTGCAACCGAGCGACTGCCTGCCACGACTTCTCATTTCGTGACTTGAATGCACACGAGGGCGTAGCTCAGGGTCGAGCCGGGTAGCCCCCAGAACATTGACCGGGAATACCTGAAAGCTGACCGACATATCGTGCTGACGCTCACCGAGCAAGGTGTCGTCGGTAACTTCGTTGATTTCTGCCAACCACGTGCGGACAGCCTGCTTGTCTAGCGGGTATTCCTGAGCAGGCATGGATGTCCAAATAGCATCCAATTGAAACAATAACATTAAAATTATTACAAGTAAACTATTCATCTTTAACCTTTCTATTTTCTATTATTTTCAACACCTATTACATAATAATTATACCATTTTTTGTAGTTTTTTAGTAAAAATTCAAGCATATTGTCTATTTCTGGTAGACAATCTTTATGTATCCATAAATTTACATAGGGTTTTTCAAGCGGAATCATAGTCCTCCTCTGTTCTGGAAGAATCTCTTTCCAACACTTTATACATAGTTTCTTCAATCCTCTCTTTTGCGATGTTGTAAATCTCGCCATCAATCTCTACTCCATGAAAGTTTCTATAGTTGTCAACACACCATACACCAGTAGTACCTGTCCCCATGTAGGGGTCTAGCACACTATCTCCAATATCTGTAGTACTTATCAATAATCTATTTATAAGTGAAAGTGGTTTCTGCCATTGAATGTTTTTACCATTTGAGCTTTTAACTCTCTCTTTAGAAATGGTAGAGAAGTTTCCCAAATCATAAAAGACATCACATGGGGTCTTTAAACCAGTACCTTTCTTATCAAGTTTAGTACCTTTGGTTGCTTTCTCTATTTGAATCCTTTCTGGATAAAATTTGTAGTCTTTACCTTTAGCATACATGAGGATATCGTCGTGCTTTCTAGGAAAGAATCTTTTAGATGTTCCTCCCCATTCTTGGATAGTAATTATCCAATTTATAAAATTATCCTTACCATAAATTCTATCTAGTCTATTCTTATAATACGCTACTGTATGGTAATCTGTCTGAACATAGAACACACCATTATCTTTTAAGCACTCATAACAATAATAAATCCAATTAAAATCTAAACTCTCATAAATACAATCAGCATATATAGCATCAAATACTACCCTTGGTCTCCATAAATCATAAATATTAAATACATCTAAAATCACTTCTTCGTTAGATGCATTATATAAAACATTATTACCTACAGTATCAATTCTCACCTAATTTATTGTCCTTTCATTTGTGATTTATATTTCATAAGCGTGTCTATTAAAGTTGTACTCAGTAATTTCGTATCTCCAGTATATAGAAATTGAATTAGTTTAAATAAATCTTCTCTCCTAAAAGGTACATAAACTACATCGTGTGTTTGTTCACAGGTATAAGCATCCATAAAATGACTATACTCAACATTACAAATATTACATTTCCAACCTGTTTCAGTCTTTACTGCCATAATTTATCCCAGTCTGAGGTAAGTAAATCTTTGGGCAGGTCATTTGGACTTGTTCTGTCCAAATAGTAGCACCCCCCACCTGCACTGCACCCTGAACTATATAGGTTTCCGTGAGATCAATCAGACCCGTTGCGTTGGCAATCCAGTACTGTGTATCGTCTACCGCTCTTTTATTCCCCTCGATGACGGTAACGCTACTCAATGTCACTAGATACACCCAACCTTTATCAGTTTCAGAGGGTGGACTTTTCCAGGCAATGACGTTGTAGTTGCAACTAGTTCTAGCCATGTAAGGGTTAGGGTCAATAAACGCAAAGGAAACTAAAGCTAAAATAATCATTAAAAATATAATGCGTGTTTTCATAGCTTATTCTCCTAATACCTTTCTAGCTTCTTCTCTTATTTTATTCCATTCTTTTTCCCAAGAAAAATCAACCGTAGAAACTGGTTTATAATAGGCAATATAACTTAATACCTGCTCCAATTCTGCAATACGTTCTTTCAATTTCTTAGTAGCTTTATGAATCTCTTTATGAATTTCTTTATGAATTTCTTTATCAACCCATTCTTGTCGTTTTCTATCTTGTTCTTCAAAATACCTATCTACGCCCATAATCTATTAACTCCTTTTGCCATTTTTTTACTATATCCACATACACTAATTTACAAACTTCTAAATGCTTATCATAATGCTCAGCTACTATCCGCTGTCCACAATAAGGACAACGGTGACAGCAGGGGAATAAGTGCAGTAATTCTACCATACTTTCATGACATTCACACCTACAAATCATATTTTCCTCCTACAAAACACTTGACAAGATTCAATAACTATGATATATTATACATGAAATTGTGATCTTGTCAAGTACCAATTTCCGCTAAAAATGGAGCGTGGCGATATGATAAAGACTCCTGTAGTATACATAGTACCCTCATATTTGTCAAGGCTTCCCCTGGTATACTTGTATAAGCCTTGAATGGTACACCCAAAAACTACTGATTCCTGCATAGCAGTGAAGGTCTAGAAATAGGCTGAGTGGGGTATGATACCACGAAAGTGAGTCCCCGACAGTTCCGTATAGGGTCTAACAGATAGGGTAATCGGGCCAGTAGCCGTCCTGTAAAGGTGTCTGTTAGTGTTGGTAGATCATCTACCGTAATTACGATGATGCCTAGAATCCTTAATTATGATATACCAGGGGTATCACTGCGCCTAGAAGATATAGGCTTGACATTAACATAAAGATGAGGTATAATATATGGAAATAATGTGTTGTTTCGTAGATGGTGGTTATAGCAATCATCACTACGATAAAGGTTACGGAAGTTATGCTATAAGATATAGAGGTAAAGTTATAGAAAGGAGTAATGTGTTTGATTTACCAGTAAAGACACCTAATGAGGCGGAATATTATTCTCTACTTCTCTTACTAGATAGTATTACTAAAAGAGGAGATAAGAATAATTTTTTATGGATAGTAAATTCAGACAGTAAACTAATGGTTAATCAGATTAATGGTCAGTATAGAGTTCAGGCTAAGAATCTGTTACCATTATACAAGATAGCTAAGTCGTTTATTGAAGATATAGATAATTTTATGTTGATATGGAGACCTAGAAAAAAGATAAAGAAAGTGTTAGGACATTAGAAAGGAGTAGTTGTATGGAACTTCAAATATGGTATTGTGATGAATGTATACTTGAAGAAATTTTAAAAGATAAGCCGGATTATAAGTTGGAACGTTGGGGAAATATGCCTATATGGTTTGAGTATACTAGTAAAACGAAGAAAAAACTGTGTGTGGTTGCCGGAGATTCTCATATAGAATCGGTTTGTCTTGAACATTTATTTAGAAAGGAGATTTGGGATGGGTAAAGTATATATTTCAGATGAACATTTGAAGATGTTAGATGAACTATCTAAAAAATGGGGTAAATCTTATGCAAAAGTGGTTGAGTTTCTTGTTGAGGATAGGTATAGTGTTAGCAATCCTAGTGCTAATGCCAAACGTAGGGATAAAACCTTAAGTGAGTTTCTTTTAACCCATTCTTTTGAAAACACGCGAATTTCAACTGCTTGGAGAATGGGATATAATAAAGGTTGGATGCATTTTCAAACTAGACACGGTGAGAATGAGTTTATATTGGAAGAAGAATGAATGTTCTGTATGTAACTGATAAATCACAAATCAATAAGGTTGTATCTGATGTTCTTAAATCTGATGAAGTAGGAATAGATGTTGAGGCTACTTCTCTGGATGTGTTCTCAGCTAACTGGTTATTATTACAGATAGAGGCTAATAGTAATATCTATGTTTTAGATATAAGAAAACTAAATTATGATGATTACCACTATCTTATAAGCTTAATAAAAGATTCTGGTAAAAGAGTTTTATTTCATAACTCTAAATATGATATGAAGATTATCTATAATAATACTGGAGAATTGTTTACAAATGTTTATGATACGATGATTGCTGAGGTGTTGATTAATCAAGGGGTAGGTAAACAATACTACTCATATGCTGAACTGGTAGAAAAGTATCTAGGTATAACCATAGATAAAGAAGTACGATCAACTTTTATAGATTATGATGGGCCTATTACCAATGAGCAGATCAATTACTCAGCTATAGATGTCAGATACTTAAGGGATTTGAAAAAGTTACAGGTGAACATTTTAGCTCAACAGAGACAGAGTTACACTTTAGATTTAGAGTCTCAATTAATACCAGTAGTTGCTACTATGGAACTTAATGGGGTACAGATTGATGAAGTAAACTGGAGAGAACTTAGCATAAAGAATAAAGAAAATCTAATCATACAAAAAGAACAGTTATTAGATACTATAGTGAGTAGGGTAGATTTTAAAAAGTTTACAGATGCTTATCAGTTATCCGGTATGTTTAAGATACCAGTAAAAACTAAGAAAGCTGTAGAATCTACCACTCAAACCACTGATAATCTAGATGTATGGTTTAGAAATAATCTAAATCTTAATTCCCCCGCACAGGTTCTCATGGCTTTGAATATATGCGGTATACCAGTAAAGAAGACTGGTGAGAAAGAACTTAACAGGTATAAAGGGGATGCTGTAGTAGATGGTTTACTCCTGTATAGGGAGTATGAGAAGAACTTTACTACGTATGGTGAAAACTTTTTGCAGGAAAAACACCTCTTGACAAAAAGGTATCATTTCGAGTATAATCAAGTAGGTACATATACCGGAAGATTTTCCGTATCAAGAATGCAACAAATACCCAGGGATAAAAATGTAAGAAGATGCTTTATTGCTAGAGATGATTTCAGTATATGTACTGCTGATTTCAGTCAGCAGGAATATAGATTGGCAGGTGCATTAACAGGTGATAGAAGAATTATCGAATCATATTTAATGGGAAAAGATATGCACACTGCTACAGGGGGAGTTGTATATAAAGTATCTATAGATGCTGTAACACCGGATATGAGGCAGAATGCTAAGAGTGTAAACTTTGCCTTACTATATGATTCAACTGTGGGGGGACTAGCATATAATTTGAATATCAATATGAACGAGGCTGAGGAATTAGTAAAATTACTGAATGCTAGTTATCCTACTTTTATTGAGTATAGAGAGTATGCTAAGAAAACTATTTGGGAAAAGAAAATGGCTACTACTCCTCTAGGAAGGAAGAGATATTTTGAGGATATAAAATATTTTAATGACATAAACGAAAGAGACAGGTATAAAAGAAGAGTAATGAGAGAAGGTTGGAACCATATGATTCAAGGCTGGGGTGCAGATATTACTAAGATTTCTATGAATAATATCTTTTATGAGAATCCATTTGGGGACTCTTTAAGGTTTTATAATCAGGCTCATGATGAAATTGATTTAGAAATTTTAACTGCATTGTCTAAAGATATAGCAGAGTTCTCTAAGGACTGTATGCTAAGGGCAGAACAACCTCAATTAGGGGAAATCCCAGCGGCTATTGATTATAAGATTCTACCCTACTGGAGTAAATAATGAACTTACTTTTATTATATTATTTATTGTTTGGTTTAATAACTGGTGTAGTTATTACAGATGCTGTATTCTATAACTTAGCCGATGATTACTGGTTGTTTTGGCTGGTTGTAGTTGGGGTAACTACTTTATTTTGGCCTCTAATATATTTATTTATAGCTTTAGGGGCGATACTTTATACTGTTAATAGGATTAGATATGGTTAAAAAAATAGAAAAACATAGAGATTTTTCAAGTATTATTCAAGAAGAGTTTGGAGATATCTTACCAACTAAGACAGATGAGAATTCTGGAGAACCAGTTAAAGCTATCTCTACAGGTTCGGTAAGTCTGGATATATCTACTGGTATTGGTGGTATTCCACTAGGTAGATTTACTGAACTATATGGGCCGGATTCGTCCGGTAAGACTACACTATCAATGGAGATTTGTAGTAATGCTATTAAACAGGGCCATAGAGTCTTATACATAGATGCAGAGAATACTCTGGACATTGATTATGCCCGTGAAATTATTAAGGATATGAATGATAATACGTTTGTTCTAATACAACCTGAATTGATGGAACAGAGTATGAGAATTGCTGAGCTTGCTATCAATGATGGTGACTTTAACTTAATTGTGTTAGATTCAATAGGTTCTTTAGCACCTAAAAAGGTAAAAGAAGATGAGTTAACAAGTTCAAATGTAGCCTTATTATCAAGGTTTATGACTACGTTCTTACAGAGAAATGCTTACAATGTACGTAAAAGTAACATTGCATTCCTAGGAGTTAATCAGGTTAGGGATAAAATAGGTGCATATATCTCTACATTTGAGACTCCCGGAGGACATGCGTGGAAACATATAACCAGTTTAAGGATTCAACTAAGCAGGGCTACTGATATTGAACAGGATGGTACTAAGATAGGTATCATGTCCAGGTTTGTGATAAAGAAGAATAAGTTAGCCCCTCCTTATAGATCATTTACAATACCTATCATCTTTGGTAAAGGTGTGGATACTGTTAGGGATGCTATTGAGTTTGCCAGTATGTTGAGTATTATGGAGAAAAGAGGTCCATATTTTGCATTTGGTGGTGAGACATTAGCTAGTGGTATGAACAAGACAATTGAATATTTGAATAATAATAAAGAAACCCTTGACAAAATTATAAAAGCATGTTATGATACAATTGATAATAAAAATTTAGATGAAGAAGGAGATGAGTTAAATGGACAGGAGTTTGGCAGTAGAGAGAACATATAGTTTAGGGCAATATCAGAATATCAAGTTACATGATAGTATTGATAACTTACCTGAGGAGGTGGTGTTTAATACAGATGTGATGAATGAGATTAGGTACTTACAGTTTATTCAGTTAGAGCTAGACTTACGCAGGTATTTGCAGTTAGTGGATAAGATTCATCCGTATAATACAGAGGAGGCAGTTGGGTATCTTGAAGAGGTAAAAGTACAAACTATTGACTTGATTAAAGAATTGTTTAATGGAAAGGAATAAAGATGTTTAATAGTAATGATATAAAAAAACTTAAAATAAGAGTAAGTGATTTGGAGTATGAAACTCATTACTCAATGATACCATCACAACGTTATACATATGCTGAAGGTATTACCTTGAAAGAAGTTATAGAAATGCTTTTGGAATACTTAGAACTAGAGATTGAAGTTTCTAAAACTTCTTTAGTAAAGAAAGAGAAATAATAAATGTTTAATAATAAAAAATTAGAAAAAAGAATTAATATACTTAAAAAGGAGAGTAAATAAAATGCCGTTTGATACAGTTTCAGATACAGAAAAGAAAACATTTGAGAAAATCCCATTCTTAACATTTGATTTTGGTAGCCATACTATTAGAATTTTAGATGATAACCCTAAAAAAGTTTACACACATTACTTATCTTCTATGAAAGTGGTACTAAAGTGTTTGGGTGAAGAATGTCCTATTTGTCTAAATAACAAGAAAATTATTGCTGAGCATCCAGAAAATTATAAGGATGTTCCTGGATATAATTTCAAGAATATTAGACACTACTTCAACTGCTTAGATAGGACAGAAGTAAAAACCTGCCCTGAATGCGGGAATGAAGTTAAAAAGGATTTAGCCAGCAAGTACCCACCTGTTTGTAGTAATGGACATATTGTTACAAATGCTGAACCTCACCTGTCTAATAAGGTGAAGGTAGCCAGCATCAGTGAGACTAATGCAGTTCAAATTAAAACTCATGAGAAGTCCATCCTAGATGCAGAGGGTAATCCAGTTGGCATGACCAATTTCGATTTTCTTTTTATGGTAACTAAAGTAGGTAGTAAGAAAAATATTACCCCTCTGCCTATGGCAGATAGGAATGATAAACTAGATGTCCCGGCAGAGTTTCTACATGATTTGGATAGGGCAGTTCTAACACTGTCTGCCAATGAAATTGTGAGCCTTTTGCAGGGTGTTTCATTGAGGGATATTTTCTTAGCACGTGTTGGTAAGACTACAGAGACAGCCTTAGATGCTAAAGCTGTAGCAACAAACGAGGATATTGCTAAAAAGATTGGTGAGCTTTATCCGTAAAAATTGAATAGACGGGCGGTGTGGTGGGACACACAGCAAGTGAGAGGTACCCCGTGATGCTAGCCATCGCCTCTTGTAAAACGTAGGGTATAGCAGGTTCGATTCCTGCCCCGTCACTTAGAAAGGAGGTGAAATGATGAAACATACTATGAGTCATGTTGGTATGTCTGAATGGATATGCCCTATTTGTGGGAGGCATATAAAATTCGTGGATAGAAAGATGACCATAATAGCCGTTGGAGATCAGGATGCTATCCATAGTGGGAGTAGTATTAATGGCCTTTCGATTGACGTTGAGATCACTCAAAATGACCCGGATTATGAGAAATGGTTACGAGAGGCATAATATTATTTATTTTGAAAGGGCATAAATGGAAGATTCTTTAGCAGAATTCTATTATGAGCAGTTAAAGAGTACTACTAACCCTGTAGGTACATTAGTAGCATTCTATAAATCTTTGTTTAATGTCGACAAAGCAGATGAATCTACTTATAAAACTTTTGCTAGATTGTATAGAATTTATGGTAAACAATTACTTTATTTTGCTTTGTTAGACTGTAGTGATATGGAGAATATTGATCTAAGTATTGGAATGAGTGGATTACTTTCTTATTTCGCTAAAAAGAGATTAGAAAGTACCAGAAGTTTTGATGTAGCAGTTAATTTATCCGACTTAGTAAAAGAGTTTGAAAAGGATGGAGAGAAGAGAAAGAAGATAAAAATAAATATAAATCCATTTGAAGAGGAGCCTGCTAATGAATGAATTGTTTAATAACGATTCTGAGATAGCTATATTATCTATCATACTGAAAGACCCCACTACTATATATGATCTTACGGATGTAAGGTCTTTCATGCTTTCATCTGAAATAAATAAAAACCTCTTAGATAATCTAACTAATTTATTATCTACTGGGGTAACACCAGATTATAATCTATTTACTTATTACTTGAAATCTGCCTCCAAGCTTAATGATTGTGGAGGTGAAACTTATATCAGTTACTTATATAATCAGAATTACTCTAAAGAACATCTAAAAGACTTTGAAAGATTAATAGTAAATTCTTATAAAGCCAGGACTTTAATATCTATCTCTAATCAGATACCTAATATAGTTAAGAATCAAAATGATATTGATGGTGCTATAAATTTTATTAGAGATAATCTAGATTCTTTATCTAGTCTAGAAGGTGGTGGTAGAACAGTTGATCTAAAACAGGCATCTAAAGAGACATGGACTGACTTAGTAGAGAGGGTAAATGCTGGTAGCAGGATAGAAACTACATCTGGATTTAAACATATTGATGCTATTACTTATGGTTATGAGCCTGGAGATTTATGGGTAGTTGCTGGAAGACCCGGTCAAGGTAAGAGTGCTTATGCTGTAAACTCTTTAGTAAGGTGCGCAAAAATGGGCATACCTAGCTTATTAATTTCTAGAGAAATGCGCAGAAAATCTTTAGTGCATAGAATCTTAGCTATAGAGACTGGTATTCCGATATATAATATCCATTTAGGTATGTTAAACCAAAAGCAGTTAGACTTAATAGCAGAAAAAATACGTGAAATTAAAGACTATCCTATTCATATAGATACCAATTTCTCTGGAAATTTAAATTATGTATTCTCTACTATTCGTAGGTATAAAAAGATTTATGGTATCAGAGTAGCACATATAGATTACCTACAACTTTTAGTAGAGAGGTCTACTGAAATGAGGCATGATTTAGGACAGGCTACCAGAGGTCTAAAGCTATTAGCTGAGGAAATAGAAGTTTGTTCTGTAGCCTATTCACAACTGAATAGAGAGCTTGAGCGCAGACCAGAAAAGAGACCAATCCTATCTGATTTAAAAGAATCAGGTACGTTGGAAGATGATGCTGATGTAGTTATGTTCCTATATAGAGATGAATTATATAACAAAGACTCTAGACATAAAGGTGAGTTAGAGCATATTGTAGCTAAACAGAGGAACGGGCCTATAGGTATGGTAGTGTCTACTTTTGATAAAGAGACTAACAGGATTACGGAGAGTTAATATGAACGAAATATTAGCTGGTAGTAAGTATGTGATTTATGGTGCATTGATTTTATTTTCAATGTATTCATTCCCTATGTTTATTTTTTATATTTTAGATACTTTTAAAAGTATCTTATTAAAATTAAGAGGAGAAGTACATTATAGCTGGAAAAGTATATTATTATATAATATAAAAGAACTTCTTATTATGTTTCCTGGTGCTATTCTTTTTCTATACTTTTTAGGTAGTCTAGGACTTTGGATTAAAAATGGTTAATAAAAAGAAGATCAAAGGTACCCAGTGGGAGAACCAGTTTGTAGAACTGATTATAAAAAACATACCTCTTACAATAAGTGCTAAGAGAGTAGTAGGTTCCGGTGCTATGGGTACAGCTATGAATGAACCACTTTTGAAGGGGGATGTTGTTGCTAATTTCTATGGGTTTCCTAGAAAATTTAGGATAGAAACTAAAGTAGGTTATGGAGGTGACACACAACTAACAGTAAAAAAGGAGTGGATTAATAAGATTATTGAAGAGGCTAATGAGACTTATTCTTATCCTGTAGTAGCGTGCAAATTCTCAGGTGCTAGGAAATCTGATGGGGTTCAGTATTTTATAATTTTAGATTTTAACACGTTTTGTGATATAATTAATTATGCTAATAATCTAAAAAAGGAGCTAGATTTACTGTATGAAAAGCTAGAAAAAGAAGATGAATGACTTAACTGTATGGGATTCTATAAAAAGAATATACAAGGAGAATTTTAATATACCTGATGCTGTCATTGAGTATTACTCTACTTTTGAAATACTGAAGAAATGCATATCAGGTTATAGTAATTTAAGAATCTCATACGGTATGAAGGATGATCTAAAGTATATTAAGGAAGTGCTGTTCTATAGTTTAGGGTTTGAAGGTTGGGAAGTAGACCTTGACTTCTCACCAATAGCGGTGTATAATAGGTGTAACAATAACTATGAGAGGTATAGACAGGACATTCTGATGATAAGCAGTATAACACCAGATTCAGCTATAGAGATTTCATACTTATTGTGTAGAAGATATAAGGAGATAGAAAGGGAAATAAACAAATATGTCGTATAAGATTGAGTTACCTGATGTTGATGAGATGTTTAAATTAGTGGATAAGATTACAGATTTGAGTTATAGAAAATCTATGTTAGAATTGGAGATAACATTTGAAGAGTCTAAAATAGTAAAATTAGCATCATCAGATTCATCCTATTATCAAGGTGGTAAACCACCATCTGTAGCGTTTATTAATTCTACATGGAAGAACACTGGTTTTAATAATGAGTTGAAACCTAAGCGTGAAGAATTAGCTAAGGTATCCGCTGATTTGGAAAGTGCCAGATTGAAATTCCAATTATACAAAGAACTGGTTGGTCTGTATAGGACTCAATCAGCAAATGAAAGAAGTGCTGTAATCTAAATGTCCTGGTATGTGCGTAGGTTGTTACTGGATAGAGATAGTATCCGAAGTTCTATAGTCACCAATTATGGGGTCTTGGATAACTGTACCTATGATGTTAGTACAGATGATCTAGATTGGATAGATAATTTTGCTTATCAAATCTACAGTTTTGATTCTGATGTGTACAACGATCTAATGATAGTGGAAACTAAGATTAAAGAACTAACAGATTGTGGTATGATATCTAAAGATGAGCTAAACATACTTGATCAGGTAATGTCCGGTAAGAGTATTGCACAAGTAGTCAGGTCTGAAGGTGTAGTAAGACTTACAATAAGTAGGAAGTTCAATGATGTTTGTTCTAGGATAGCCTTTCATTTAGGAGGCATATTTACTGATGATGGGTATTTGTACTATATGGCTAATAAATATCACCTTCATAAAGAGCAGATATCCAAACTAAAAAATATTATGAGCGAGGAAAAATGAGTATAGTTGATGAAGTATTAAAATCAAAAAAACTAAAAGAAGAATTAAGATGTGTACACAGGCATACTATTGATGAACACCCAGTTTGTTTTGCTAGAGGTAGAATCAAGTGGCCCGATGACAAGACCTTTTCTAAAATTACTGGAGAGGCTTGGTATGATTATCCTGGTTATAGGATAGCTTATGCTGATATTGAAGTTGATAATTTGAACGCTGATTTCGGGACTGTATTGTGCTGGTGTATAAAGCAGAAGGATGGTGACATTGTATCTAGTATTATAACTAAAGAGGAGTTGTTCAATGGTACTGGTGATTACAGGGTAATTAAAGAGTTTATTGATGAGATTTCTAAATATAAGATTGTTGTAGGTTACTATAGCTCACGTTTTGATATACCGTTTATGAGGAGTAAAGCTTTATACTACGATTTGGACTTCCCTGCTTACGGGGACTTGTTCCAATGGGATATGTACTTTACAGTCAGGGATAAGCTAGCCTTATCTAGGAACTCACTTGATAATGTATGTAGTTATTTGGGCATAGAAGGTAAGACTCCTCTGGATAAGGATGTGTGGAGAAAGGCTAAATATGGGGATAAAGAATCTATAGATTTGGTCTTGACACACTGCGAATATGATGTTATAATTACTGAGAAGTTACATAACAGATTAGAGTTTATTAGAAAATGGGTAAAATCATCTATTTAGAAAGGATACAGATATGGAAGAACTAATAAAAGACGACATTGTAGGTTATTCAGTGGTGACAGATACTAGGTGTACTAAGGGTAAAGATGGTTATTGGATAGTTGAACAGACCTTAACTCAAAGCCGTACCAAGGATGGTGAAGACTGGGAGACTAAGAAGATCAGTATGAAGGCTACAGATAAGAATTTGGAGAGGGCATCTGATATCACAGCAATGTCCATCCTGTTGTATCTAGAAAGGATAGATGGCGATCTGTTTAATGAACAGAAGGAAGATGAAATTCCAGAAGGGAAAGGAGGTTATATACAATGAGTGATGATATGAGGACAAGCCCTACTCCTAAGAAATCTAAAGTAGATGGAGAAATGAGTTTTCCAAAAGCTATTGAACTGGTTATTGTTGGTAAAAAG